TAAACAAAAAGCCAAAGAAGAGTGGCTAAGGCAAAATCAATTTGCGATAGAAACTAGAAACGCTGAAATAGCTGAAAAAACAAAAGAAAAACAGGACGCTATTACAAAAGCACAAGCAATATCAGCGGCTAATTTAAAAGGAAAACCTATTCGTACCATAATTGCAGAAGTTTATAAAGGCATGACTGTGGGTGGTAGAAAAGATCAATTTCAAACAGAGGCTCAACAAAACGCAATGACTGTGCTTGGATCTCAAGGAACAAAAGGCACTTTTGTAGTATACGATAAAATATACAATACTACATCAAAAACTGGTTTTGAGCAATCAATAATCTATCTTGATAAGGGATTCGTTTTAATGGATACCGAAGTAGAAACCAGAGATGATAGTCCAATAAAAAATTCAGATAATTTCGAAAACATAGTTTTAAATACTAAAGTTTTAACTTCTATATTTGAAAGATCAACAGATGGATTTAAAAGATTAATTCCAAGACCATTACAACAAAAAGCAACAGAGGATATAACAGCCATGGTTTCTAATGGCAAGATTCTTATTAGGGGATATTATCTCTCATCGACAAACAAAAAATTTTATTACGCATTATCAATAGATTCAGTAGACGCAAATGGAATAACAATTGCTAATAACGATATAATGTTATATCAAACTGGTCGATTATTTAATGATGCAAGTAAGACAATAGTAGAAGCGGGTTTACAGAAATGGCTTGATATAATAAAAGCTTATAAGGATGGATATTCTCGCAATCCTGCAAACGTTGTAATAGATTTTACGGCAAACCTTCCAGGGGGTCATGTTTGGAATTATGTTGAAGGGGGTTTTTCAAAAACCACCTCTGTACCCGTAAATGGTACAAATAATAGCGTAGACGCTAATATAGGCATAGATGTAAGATACATAGACTATACTATAAATTTAGGATTCGTTGAATTGGATATAAAGTCAGAAGAAACTGCAAATATACAAGCTGGAGCCGGTGGTATTACGTCTCAAACTGCGCCAACTGTTTCGAAAAAACTGGGATTCAAAGTAAGCCTTACATGTTTCGATCCAGATATAGTTTCTACTGTAAAATTAAAAGCCGGGGGAAATAATGCTATAGGTAGTGCAGAATTTGAAAAGTTACAAAACGAATTGATCGCCTCGCAATCTCAAGCTGAAGCACAAACAATAGAAGTTCCTAAACAAATAGAAGTACCAGAAATAAAAATTGAAGAAGTTACAGCTGACGAAGCAACTAAATATCATTCTAATTTAGAATATTTTTTAAGAGCTATACAAATACACTCCATAAATAAAACAATATCTACACAAGGATCTAGAACTGCTATAGTTGATTTGGAAGAGAGCGATTTCATATACAAGCTAATGGCCAAGGGGTTTATACCTCCTGATGTAATAAAAGAATTTTCTAACTCAAAAGGAAGCAAACTTCCTGATAAATGGAAAATAACAAATCTAGATAACATATCTGGTTACGATCAAAGACAAAAAACAATATATTCGTTTGCGTCTTATGGATTCAATCATAATCTTATGTCTAGACCAAACTACACTATAGATCAAATTGAAGGCATTCCTCAACATGATTTTTATAACATGTTTCAGTCGTATCTTCCTCCTTTTGAGCCTATTAACAGTTTAGTAAAAGACGTAAAAATAGGCAGACCTGTTTATATAAAATTAAGCTTATTACTTTTCGCCATAAATCAAATGTGTTTATTGTACGATAGTCCCGATAAAAAAAATGGAGATATGTCCCCAAAAGAGCAGTTTCCGATAATGTATCTGGATTTCAATAGATTAACCAATACGTGTTTAACAGAGCCTGCTCAGTTATCAACAGATCCGTATAAATTCTTAATAGAATTTAGGTGTAGTAACGATGAATATTTAAAATTGTTTGCCGGCGCTGTTAGTGGAATAGAAGATGAATCAACTGTTCCAGGAGTGATTGACAACATATTAAATAGATTAGGTCAGGGAGGTTTATTCAAACCAGAACAACAAGATACTCTATCTGAGGCTTTACCTGCTTTTAAAGACGTAAGTAATATGAATGGAGAAGCGGCGTACACTGGATATTTTATGAATGCACTAGTTAATGTGGACTATCTATTAGATCTTTGTAAAAAATTCTCAAAAGAAGACGAATCAGAAAGCGTTTATTTAAAACCGTTTCTGCAACAGTTAATATCGGATATGGGCAAAAGCTTAGGAGACATAAACTTCTTTAGATTAGCGTACAACGATCAATCTAATTGCATGTATATCACAGATGATCAAGTTCGTCCTCTTCAATCAGGAGAAAGCTACATACCTCTTGTAGACACTACTGCTTATGAAACAACTTCTGAACTGCCAGTTTTTGGAAAATACAGTATAGCAAAATCTCTATCTATAAAAACAGAAGTCAGTAGCAAACTGTCTAATATGTTGGCAATATCCGCTAACTCAAAAAGCAAATCTACAGCTGGTAAAGACGCGACGCCTTTCGGAGTGTATAATGTTAATTTTGTTGATAGATATAAAAAACAAGCTTTAGAAATAGCAGATGAAAGAGATCTAAAATCGCCTAACGAAATAAGCAATGCTTTGTTTTTTAATGGGTTCGTTAAATCTATGTTATCGTCGACAAATCCTTCTGTAGATGATGTATCTCAAGCCACAAACTATTACATAGATAGAATGAATAAAAGAAAGTCTATAAATCCAGCCACAAAATCATCAGCGATGATACCTGTATCTGTCAATATAACTTTCGAAGGCATATCTGGATTTTATATGGGACACGCTTTTACTATACCTGAACAGTTATTACCGTATGCGTATACTAGACAATCCGTTTTAAGTAATGGATCAATTCCAGCAGGAAAAAGAGTAGGTTTTGTGGTTGTAGGAGTTGATCACACACTTCAAGATAATCAATGGTTAACGAATCTAAGAGCTAATATGATATTCTTAAAAGATACTCAAGATTTTAGAAACGTCGCAGGCATAAATAGAAATCCTCTAACACAAGGCAGCGCTAATACGTCAACGTATCAATCGACCGCTGGAGTTTCCGGAACCAATGGAAATTTACCCGCCTCTGATCTAAAACCAATAGGAATAGGTAATTATAAACTACAAATCGATGCCGCTGATGCTTTTATAAGAATGGCAGACGCAGCGAGAGCAAAGGGCATAACTCCTGCATTAAATGGCGGGTATAGAACTTTTGAAACTCAGGATAGCATATTTGATTGGGATTTATACGTTAACACAGGGGGAAGTAGATCTGACACAGCACAAAATTACAACAAAAATGCACTGAGGAAAAAGAAAGGAACAAATGGTGAAACCGCAGTAGCATTTCCAGGACGTTCTAATCACGGTTGGGGTAAAGCTATTGATGCGGCTGGCGCAGAGTGGCAGAAGTTTATAAGAAATCACGGAGTAGAATATGGATGGTCGTGGTACGAAGGAAGATCAGTAGATGAACCTTGGCATTTTACATACGATCCAACTCAAACAAAAACTTGGCCTATATAAAAATAAATTAAGATGGCACTAAGATATTATCCTCTATCAAAAATAAAAGCTAATCAAAATTCCACTGGACTGGAGTATTTGTTAGATGGCAAACCATACACTGGAAAATACTATACAACTTTCGATGGAAAGGCATTTACTGGTGCAAATCCAGTAATTGGAACAAATCAACTTCTACAAAAAATGCCTCTCCCATCCAGAACCTATAATGAGGAAGTATCAAATTTACCAAATGATGTAAAATCTAGGTTAGAAAATAATACGAAGTCTAACACCTTAGCTGAACCAAATAGTCAATTAAAAGATCGACCAACAGCATATCATTTGAAGTTAATTGAAGATGACTATAAAAAGGGATATATAATAAGATATTTCACTAAAAAAGTCAATTCCCCAGGATACGTAATAGAAATATCGCCTTACGAATACTCAATGATACAAAACGGAACAGTGCCTTATGACATTTCTTTTTGGCAAATTTTAGAAATATTTTGGAAATTGACAGGCCCATTAAATAGAAAAGTTGTATCAGAGTATAATATTAGAGCAGGCATAATAGACACAAACAAGCGATTAATAGAAAATGCCAATAAGACATTTATTGGAATAAAAGAATTTATTGGAGAGGATTATGCGAAATATGCTAAGCCCACAGAATAAATAAATTTTTATTATTCGCTTTTATTGGTTATTTTGGATCTAAATTAAAAGGTTATGTATTTTGTTGTAGAACATATCGATCAGCTGTCTCAAATGACGCCAAGCGATTCCTGTTTCATTCAGGCGATACCTCTCAACGACAACTATCATCCAAAATTAAGCTCACTCTCACTAATATACTACAATGACTTTAAAAAAGGATATATTTTCGTAGTGAACCACTCTGAAGGCTTTCACTTAGAACTAGATAGGATAGAAACATTCATAAGTCAACACAAGAAAGTTTACGTATTAGATAAGAAATTCCATTCGTATTTTCTCAATACAGAAAATTACATAGATTTGCAATTTGTTAATATGAATCAAAGTGGCAAGTTCGAAGAGTTTGATTGCAATACTGTAGTACACAGAGACTTCTACCAGAAGTATCCAGAAGATCCCAATCTAAACAGAATAATTCCCATAAGCAAACACTATGAGAAATGTGAATGCCTGTTAAATAAGCTCCTACATCTTCTGGAGTTAGAGACAAACATAGAAATGGAAGAGAGATTGGTGAAAGCATATAAAAAAGTAGAGGAGGTTGGAATTGCTATAGACGAAATATCGTTTAATAAAATCTACAAGCCTAATATAAAAGATTATTCAATAAAAAATGAATTAATATATGGATCTTACAATTTGTATAATGTTACTGGCAGACCAACAAATGCTTTTAATGGAGTTAACTTCTTGGCTATACCCAAAGATCAAGAGCATAGAAAATGTTTCGTTCCAAAAAATGATTTGCTCGTAGAATTCGATTTCGATTCTTATCACTTAAGATTGATTGCTCAATTAACAGGATACGTATTTCCTGACGGTAAATCAATACATGTGCAATTAGGAAAGCAATATTTCAAAACATCAGTTCTTTCAGAAAAAGAATACAAACTCTCAAAAGAAATTACCTTCAAACAACTTTACGGAGGAATAGAAGAGCAATACAAAGAAATTCCTTTTTTTGCTTCACTAAGTAATTATATTGAAACGGAATGGAAAAAATACAATACATTTGGAGCAGTAGTCTTGCCGACAGGGAGGACAATAAAGAAAACACAGGGGCTGAGCAAGCTGCAACTATTCAACTACATAGTTCAAAACATGGAGACAAAACAAAATGTAGAAAAGATAGAAGCGCTGCAAGAATATTTAGAAGATAAAAAAACAAAATTGATATTAATAACTTACGATTCTTTTCTTTTTGATTTTTCTGCTGACGATGGCAAACAAACACTGATCGATATAAAAAACATACTCCAACAAGGAGATATGATTGTTAAACACAAATACGGGAAAGATTACTCTTTCTAGTAAAAACTACATATTTATAAACGGAAACACAGGTTATGGAAGAAATACTATACTTACACCAACTAGACATGTCGAATAAACTTTTTTGTACCTTTTCTCCAAAAGATCAAATAGACGAAAAACTTGCGGAAATAAATAAAGAGTACAAAATACTTTACGGTAAAATATTTGTCCTTTCTTCACCAGAATCTGATGAATATCTTTGCACATACAACATAGAACCAGAAAACAAGGAAACTAGAATCCTACCAAATACAATCCTTTTGCACAGAAAAAAGGAAAGCAACACACTCTACACAATTAATGCGTTGAACATATTGATCAAATCGATCAACAACGGAGTTTTAGATCCTACATTTCCAATACCTTGGAAAGAATACCAAAACAGTGTCCTTTTGACACAAGATTCCAATTTGAGAAGATTAAATACGTTGATACACAAAATTGTCACCGTATAATTGAATTTTTTTTATTCAAGAAACAGTTATATATTTAAAAAAACAATTAAGTTATGGATTTATCGAGTTTAAAAAACAGGTTAGCCGCGTTGCAAAATCCGCGCGGAGGGCAAAAGAAGGACTTTAGCCTAACGATTTGGAAGCCTACAGTAGGTAAGCATTCAATCAGAATCGTTCCTTCTGCCTACAACAGGCAGAATCCTTTTAAGGAAGTATTCATTCACTACGGAATCGGGAACAAAATGATGGTGTCTCCAAGCACCTTCGGTGAAAAAGATCCAATTATTGAATTTGCACAGGGTTTGAGAAAATCTAGCGAAAAAGACAATTGGTCTCTTGCAAAAAAATTGGAACCAAAATTAAGAGTATTTGTCCCTGTAATTGTAAGAGGTGAAGAGGACAAAGGCGTTAGACTTTGGGAATTTGGTAAACAAGTTTACATGGATTTGCTTTCTCTCGTAGAAGACGAAGACGTAGGCGATTACACAGATCCTATTCAAGGTAGAGACATCACTGTCGAAACTTCTGGAAAGGAAACAACTGGATTGATGTACAACACATCTACAGTTCGTGTTAGAACCAAAATCACGCCTCTTTCTGAAGATGCTGATAGAGTTAAATTGTGGTTGGAAACTCAACCCGATCCAACGACTCTGTTTAAGCGCTTCTCTTACGAAGAAATGAAAGCCGCTTTGCTATCTCACCTTCATCCTGAGGAAGAGATTAAGCAACAGGCTGATTCTGTAGAAGAGAAAGAAGACGTTGGAGATTTGCCTTGGCAAACACCAGCTCCTTCCGCAGCAAAGTACTCACTTAACACACAAAAATCCAACATTGATTCCAAAATCGATGATTTATTTGGAGATTTGTAAACCACTCACAAGTCCCCTCTAAATCGATAGAGGGGATTTTTTTAAAACAAGTTTATGGCAAAAGCAACAAAAACAGTTAACGCAACCGTGTCCCAAGCGATAAAGGGAAATTTCAATTTAGATAGTTTTAAAAAGTCCAAAAACTTGAGTTCTACATCTGTTAAATTCAAGGATCAAAAGTGGATCCCGCTATCTACAGCATTTCAAGATGCATTACAAATACCAGGGATTCCTATTGGACACATTACGTTATTAAGAGGTCACTCAGATACAGGAAAAACAACAGCTCTATTGGAAGCAGCAGTTTCTTGTCAAAAAATGGGTATTCTGCCAGTTTTCATTATCACAGAGATGAAATGGTCATGGGAGCACGCAAGACAGATGGGACTACAATTCAACGAAGTCGCAGACTCTGACGGTGTAGTATCCGATTACAATGGATTCTTTATATTCGTAGATAGAGAAAAACTAAACTGCATCGAAGACGTATCAGCTTTCATAGCAGATATTTTAGATGAACAAAAGAGGGGCAATCTACCTTACGATTTGTGCTTCTTCTGGGATTCAGTAGGATCTATTCCTTGCAGAATGAGTTTAGAGAAATCTACGAACAACAACGAATGGAACGCAGGAGCAATGAGTCAGCAATTTGGTAACTTTATCAATCAGAGAGTTATCCTATCCAGAAAAGAAAGTCAACAATATACAAATACCATGGTTGCAATCAACAAAGTTTGGGTCGCAAAACCTGAAACTATTATGAGCCAACCTAAATTGTGTAATAAAGGCGGAAATACTATGTACTTCGATGCTTCTTTGGTTATTACATTCGGTAATATTGCTTCCTCAGGAACAAACAAGATCAAAGCGACCAAAGGAGGTAAAGAAGTCGAATTCGCTAAGCGAACAAAAATAAGCTGCGATAAGAATCACGTAACTGGGGTTACAGCGGTAACAAAAGTTATTATGACAGTTCACGGATTCATCTTTGACGATAAAAAAGATCTAGATAAGTACAAATTAACTCACGCTGATGAATGGAGTCAAGTGCTCGGTTCTGGACCTTTCGAAGTAATTGAAGAGGTAGAAGATTCTACAATTAAGGCTGACATATTTGATAACGAAGATTAATAAAAAATTATGAAAAAAGATTTCCAAGA